TTCTGATGGGTTTTATCCTACCTCTTCTACACAAATAGAATATTTTTCAGGGTCAATTTTCTCAGAAATAACAAGTTCAGTAGTTGGAAATAATAATCCTGTTAGGGGAGATTATATTTTTGGAACTGTAGTACCTCCTGGAACTTCTTCATTTGTATTAACACCAGGAATTGACATTCCAGCTTCAGAATCAATATTTAGAGGAACAGGAGAGTTTACTTTAATATTGACTACCTAATGGCAACAGTTACATTTACACCTTTAATGTTAAGAGGAGCAGGTACTCGAGGAGTACCATTAATACCTAAAAGTGGTGGGGGTGGTGATACAGGTCTTGCTACTGTAAGTAATGCATTTAGTATGGTATTAGTTAATGCTGATGATACCCATTTTGACACAGGAATAGATGTTGCAGCTGACACTGACTGGACTATATCTTTTTGGATAGCTACTGGGGGTGGAGCAACAGCAACAACACCTACCCAAACCTATCCAGTAAGTATAGGAAGTGGAGTTTTTAATTATACTTTTTTAAGATTTGCTTCAGGTTGGAATAATTCAGGTAGAGCTCCATCTTTACAAACAGATAATGCTGAGGGTGAAAACTTTGATGTATATAGTCCTGTTTCTATGCCTGATGGTAATACCTCAACTTTCTTTAACGATGGTAATTGGCATCATTTAGCAATATCAAGATTAAATTCAACCCAAAATATAACTTTATATATTGATGGTGTATTCACACAATGGAGAGATTTCCAAAACAACTACCCAGATACTGATGGATTAAGATTAAATCCAAGTGGACGTTTATATTTAGGGCATCCAACTAACCCAGCAAATGCTGTTATAGATGAAGTAGCCTACTTTACCTCATCCCTAGATGCATCAACAATAGAATCAATATACAGTGCAAGTTTACCACTAGGATCAGGAGTAACAGCAGATTTAAGTACATTATCAACTCCACCAGTAGCATGGTATAGAATGGGAGATTAAAACATACTATGGCAACAAAGTTTATAACACCAAGTTGGCGAATGCCAAAAAATAGTAACCAAAGCAAGGCTAGTAATTATAGTATTGATTTTAATGCAGCTACTAGACATACATTACTGCTGCTTGATGGAACTGTATCAATTGATGATAATACTTTTCTTCCAATAAATAATAAATATTCAATCTCCTCTTGGGTTAAAGTTACAGGAGGTAGTGGTGTAAGAGCCATATTTGCAACATCTTTAGATGGTAGTGGAGAACAATTACGTTTAGCTGTTGATGGTGATAATAAATTACAATTTTACATGAGAAACTTAGGAGTTGATCCATATTATTTAACTGTAACAGGTGATACCATACTTTCAAATAACATTTGGTATAATTTAGCTATGAGTTGGGATGGTTCTAATATACAATTATATGTAAATGGAGCCACAGATGGTTCTCCTGTTTCAAATACAACTTGGTATGGACAAACGGGTTTTCCTTGGTGGGCAAGTATAGGTACTGCTAAATGGAGAGGGAATCCACCTGATAGAAGTTTTGAGGGTTTAATTGATAGTGTTTCTATTTGGAATGATGAAGGTTTAAGTCAAGATCATATTACAGCTTTATACAACAATGAAAGCCCTGCTAATCCCTTAGCAATAGGAACTCCACCTTCGGCATACTATAATTTAGGTCAAGGTAGTGCATATGCAGAAGGAAGTGCAGGTATAGTGGAACCTAATTTAGCAGCAGCTACAGGTTCAACAGTGTTTAATTTTAATAATACTACAACTACTCCAGCCCCATCATTTGATACCTCTTTTAATCCAGATGGATATACAAAATTAACATTTTCAATTTGGGCTTATGCTGAAGATTACTATAATAGAGGTACATTTTTTGCAACTTTTGAAGATACAGCTAATGAATATGCTGATGCTAACTTTCAAATATCTCCAAGTAGAAATAGATTTAATGTATCTATTAATGGAGATTTGATTTGTGCTCTTAATGTTGGAGGTGCTTTTCAAAGTATTACCCCAAATGATGTTTGGAATTGCATAACTCTTGTATATGATGGAACATTTACAGATGCAGATACTGCTACTCAAAATGCAGGTAGGCTAAAATTTTATACAAATGGAGTTTATAAAGCATTTGACACTTTTACTAATAATGTACCAAGTTCTATTGTGTCTGATAGTTTAGGATCACGTATAGGAGCTCGAAATCCAACACTCGGTAATGCTTCATCAAGAAGTCCATTTTTAGGCAAATTAAGTAATATTCAAATTTGGAATGAAAGTTTAACTCTTTCTGAAGTTATAGATGTTTACAACAACGGTACCCCTTTACAATCAAACATACCACAATCAGGTAATTTAAAAGTTTGGTATAAATTAAATTTAGAAGATTCTTATTATATGTCTGACAATGTTAATGGTACTGAATATTGGCAAATAGGTGAAGCCCAAGCTAATTATTCTTTTGCTTTAAATACTAAAAATTATGGTGGGTTAGAAACTATTGGTACTGCTATAAATGATCATTTTGGAAATGACGTAACTAAATTTAGTTTATCTTTTTGGACTAACCCTGAAGATTTAGCTGGTAGTGCAACTGGAATATTTCAAGCTGGTTATCCTAATATGTCTTCTTATTCTGGTGGAGGTGGAATATGGGCAAGTACCTATGGTATTCGTTTATATTTGCCCAATGGAAATGGTAATTACATTCAATTCCCAGATACTCAAGAAATAGGAAAATGGAATCATGTTTTAATAACCTATGATGGTACTCAAGGAGATTGGGCTGATGGAGTTAAATGTTTTTTAAATGGTCAACCTATAAGTAGTAATGGAAATAATGGTACTTTTGCTACCTCTTTAGATTGGACTGTTTCTAACTCTAACCAAAGAGCAATAATGATAGCAAATGCTTGGTCCAATGGATATTCTTATGATGGGTTTATAAGTAATTATGCACTTTATGATACTGTATTAGGACAAACAGAAGCTACTTCTTTATATAATAATGGTACACCAACTACTTCTAAAGTAGGGTCTCCTGTTGCTTGGTGGAAACTAAATAACCATACTACTGGGTATTTAGATAATAGTGGAAATGGTTATAATCTTCAAAAATTAACCAATGATCCCCCTATAGTAGATGTTCCAGTCTCGGCTTTAAATGGTATTAGCTCAGGTATGGACTCAACAAACCTAGTACCATCAAATCTAATAAAAAGTATTCCATATAGTGGTTATAGTATGAATTTTACTGGGGACAGTGACTTTATATCAATACCTTATATTGACCATTCAGGACCTCTTTGTGTTTCTGCTTGGGTTAAAACTACTGATGCATCCCAATACGCTAATATATTTTCCAGTGATGACTTTAGTACTGTGAGAAACTGGCAATTATTTAAGTGGTATGCTAAACCTCGTTTTATATTAAGAAATTCAAGTAATGGTGCTATTTATGATAGTCTTAATGATATAACTAGTGATTATGATATAAACGATGGTAATTGGCATCATATTTTAGCAACTTGGGATGGTACAACGGATGCTAATGGAGTTAAAGTGTATGTTGACGGAAATTTAGCAACTCAAGGTTCTTCTAGTGATACAGCTTTATCTAATAGAAATATTACAGCTAAAATAGGTGGTAATGTTGCAGCCTGGGATTTTACAGGTCAAATAAGTAATGTGGCTTTTTGGAATTCTTCATTGACTCAAGATAAAGTTTTAAGAGTATATAATGGAGGTGTTCCTGGAAATTTAACTAATTTAAGTCCTACTGGATGGTGGAGTTTAGGAGCAGATAGTTATTTTGATGGATCGGATTGGATATGTCCTGATTTAAAAGGAACTAAAAATGGTACAAGTTCAAATATAGGATCTGGGGACTTATTAGGTGATGGTCCTGACTCTCTAGCAAACGGTACTTCGACAAACCTAGATTTAACATCCGATTTAATAGGCGAAGCTCCAGGCAGTACAGGAAACGCAATATCAATAAACATGAACTCACTAGCAAGAACAGGATCAACACCCTAAATAAGATATGGCAACAAAGTTTATAACACCAAGTTGGCGAATGCCAAAAAATAGTAACCAAAGCAAGGCTAGTAATTATAGTATTGATTTTGATACTACAGATACAATAGTTCCTACAAATGCTCCATCTATAAATCTTAGTTCACATACAGTATCTGTTTGGGTAAAACCTAATTCAAGTGCCTTTAATAAAGGAATATCAAACATTCACTGTAATCAAAGATTATGGTATCTTTCAATCTTAGCAAACGAAACAGGAGTAAGATATCAAATTGGAACTCCACTTGATTCCACAACTGCAATTTCTACAACAGAATGGACTCATATAGTTGCATCTCATGATACTGATACAAATATTTGGAAAATATTTCAAAATGGAGTATTAACTGCTACTCAAGAAGTAAATGTTAATATTGGGAGTTGGGGTGGTACAAATAATAAAATAGGAAGTGGTTTTGATGGTAAGATGGCTAATTTTGCTATATTTGATTATGCCTTATCTTCTAATGCTACTACTGTAGGTGATGTAGCTAGTGGTGCTGTTGGAGCTTTATACAATGGTGGGATCCCAGCTAATCCACTTGCAGTAACAAAACCCCCAGTTGTATTTTATGATTTAGGTCAAGGTAGTACATA